AAACAGGATTTGCACTTCTTTTGGTGTCTTCGTTCCTGAAGAAATATAAAGATGGTATTGTACTTTTTTATGATTCTGAGTTTGGTACTCCACAAGAATATTTTACAACATTCAATATTCCTTTTGAATCAGTGGTTCATACGCCTGTCACAGATATTGAAGAACTGAAGTTCGATATCATGAAGCAGCTTAAAGAAATAGATCGTAAAGACAAAGTAATGATTGTCATCGATTCTATCGGTAACATTGCTTCAAAGAAAGAAGTTGAAGACGCATTGAACGAAAAAGCTGTTGCTGATATGTCCCGCGCCAAACAGTTGAAATCTCTTTTCCGGATGGTAACACCGCATCTTTCTTTGAAAGATATTCCTATGGTAGTAATCAATCACACATACAAAGAAATTGGTTTGTACCCTAAAGATATCGTTGGTGGAGGTACTGGGAGTTATTACGGGAGCGATAATATCTGGATTCTTGGGAGGCAGCAAGATAAGGATGGCACAGAAATTGCAGGGTATCATTTTGTCATTAACATCGAGAAGTCGAGGTATGTTAAAGAGAAATCTAAGATTCCGATTACAATTTCATTCAATGGCGGAATCAATCGCTGGTCTGGTTTATTGGACCTAGCATTGGAAGGTCAATTCATGGCAAAGCCGAAGAATGGCTGGTATTGTAAAGTGGATCAGGAGACTGGTGAGCTGCTTCAGCCAAACATGAGAGCAAAGGACTTTGTAAATAATAAAGATTTCTGGATGACAATGATTAAAGAAACAAACCTATCTGAGTTCATCAAGGGGAAATATAAAATGGCAGTTGGGCCCATCATGGACACAGATGAAATGGATTACGTCTAGATGTCACGAGATCATAATGCGCGTGCCGAGCGGTTGCTCGGCACGCCTTTAGTGGGGAACAAATCAAGCTTTCTCGTTCGTCTTATGGCTCTATATGAAAGTTTGTTGTTGCCGGCAAATATTAGTAAAACAAAGGTAAAAAAATAATTTAACTGTTGACTTTAAATCAAAATAACGTTATAGTACAGTATAATTTAAAAGGGTGAATCTTAATGTCGATTGAGCAGATTATTTTCAATAATCTAGTATATAATGAGCCGTATGCACGCAAAGTCGTGCCATTCATCAAAGACGAATACTTTAGTGATTATTCACATAAAATTTTGATTGGTCTGATCAAGAGCTATATTGAAGAATATAACACCTTTCCTAACAAAGAATCTTTGGCTATCGATCTTTCGAACAAGACTGATATCAATCAAAATGCATTTGATGATTGTAAGAACCTTATATCTTCATTGTCAGTCGATCAAGATCATGACTTAGAATGGTTGGAAAATAACACTGAGAAGTTTTGCCAAGATAAAGCCATATACAATTCTATTATGAAATCTATTGAGATTATAGATGACAAAACAGATAATGAGAAAAGTTCAAAGGGATCGATCCCACAAATACTTTCGGATGCTTTGGCTGTATCTTTTGATACACATATTGGACATGATTTTATTGAAGACGCCGAAGAGCGTTATGATTTTTATCACAAGAAAGAACAGAAGATACCATTTGATATTACACTATTGAATGAAGTCACCAAAGGTGGTCTACCACGTAAGACTTTGAATATTGTTATGGCTGGAACTGGCGTCGGTAAATCTTTGTTCATGTGTCATGCTGCAGCAGCCAATCTGATGGCTGGTAATAACGTGTTATACATTACGCTTGAGATGGCCGAGGAAAGAATTTCTGAAAGAATAGATGCTAATCTGCTCGACGAGCCGTTGGACAGCCTCAAACTTTTACCTAAAGAATCATACAAGAAGAAGGTTGAGAGACTAAAGGCCAAGACTACTGGTAAGTTGATTGTTAAGGAGTACCCCACAGCATGTGCTGGATCGGCTAACTTCAGGCATCTACTTAATGAACTGAAATTAAAAAAGAAATTCAAGCCTGATGTCATTTACATTGATTACTTGAATATCTGTATGTCATCAAGGATAAAAAATGGAAGCGTCGTCAATTCTTATACCCTTATCAAATCAATCGCAGAAGAGCTCCGAGGGCTGGCGATTGAATTCAATGTTCCTATCGTCTCTGCGACTCAGACTACTCGAAGCGGATACTGTTTAGCTCTAGACACTATGGTTTTTGCGAATAATATGAAGAAGAAAATCATAGATGTTGAAATTGGTGATATGGTCGACACTTCTAATGGAAAAAATAAAGTTGTACATAAATTCCCAGTAAAAAAGAAAATGGGTTATAAGATTACTTTGGAATCTGGAAAAGAGATTATTTGCAGTAAAGATCATCTGTTCCCGACGAAAGAAGGCGAGAAAAGCCTTAAAAGAGGTCTAAAGGTGGGGGAGTATCTACAAGTTAAAAGATCTTAATTTATAAATTGTGAGACTAAAAGAAAGGTAAGAGATGACTGATATTTATTTAATCACCAATCATGCAGTTTCCCCCAATATGTATTATGTTGGGAGAACTGATGGAGATCTAGATAAGAGGTTTGTAGAACATGTAAGGCTTGCAAGCAGATGACAGATAAGCAGCATACCAGTGGTGACAGCAAGCAAGCAGCATTCTTGAAGCGTGTCCAAAGAGCGGAAACCCAAGTGGAGAGAGAAGCCAGGAAGATCCTTCAACGCTCAACTGATTTGCTCTATCAACCTACAGAGAAGGCCAGCAGTGAGCTGTTCAAGACGATAGTGCGCAGCACACCAGCAAGAGAAGACGACCTGTTGTATAGAGTATTCAAGCAACGCATTGATCAGACTCTAAAAGAAGAAGAGGCTATTTTTAAAAAATGATCAAGAAATACCTTCGGGGTATATTAAAGGTAAAGGGTCAATTTGGCTTAATGATGGAAAAAATGCAATCACTGTCGACTTATGGAAAAAAGAAGAGTATATTAGAAACGGATATACCGAAGGGAGAATGGTACATGTGGGAAAAGATAGTTGATATTGAAGAAGTTGGGGACATTGACATGGTCGATATCGAAGTTTCCGGTAATCATTTGTTCTATGGTAATGATATTTTAACTCACAATTCGAGCAGCGACGTGGGATTGGAAGATACATCAGAGTCCTTTGGACTCCCAGCCACAGCTGATTTTATGTTTGCGATCATCTCCACCGAGGAACTTGAAGGGTTGGGTCAAATTATGGTTAAGCAGCTTAAGAATAGATATGCTGACCTTGGGAGCAATCGCAGGTTCGTCGTTGGTGTTGATCGTGCAAAAATGCGTCTCTATGATGTAGAGAATGAAGCGCAAGATAATATTATGAATGATTCGTCAAAACCAGTTATGGACAACACTTTGTTTGGGACGCAAGAGAACGACAGAAAAGTAAAATTTACCAAAGATAAATTTGAAGGGTTTAAATAGTGAATTATTACGTCTTAGATGAAGATGGAATATATGTGGTCGTTGAAAAGCAAACGAACAACGTTATTAAGCGGTCTGCATCGAGAAGGGATGCTATAGCGTATACGCTGTTCTTATCAAATGGCGGAGGGTTTGATGGTTGGACACCAAAATTTGCGCTACGGTAAGATAACTGTTTTACTAAATAGGAATGAATACAAAAACATGTAGTGTGTTATGCACACAGAGGCAAGAGACTTGGAAGGAATAATATTCTTTAAGATTTAATAGTCAAGGAAGAGTTGAGAGTAACGGTGGGGTTCCGCTCAACCATGTTTTTGGTTTTGCTTAAATTATTGAGAGGGGTGTGGTTGAAAGACTACACCCCTCTTTCGTATAAATACATCTAAATAGTATTAACACAGTATTTTTACGAGGGTACACAACGCATGACACAAAGCTTATATATTAAAAAATTCACGCATTTTTTAGAGGAATCCGCCACTTACTACGGTTTGTTACAAGAAAGCGCTGCCACGAATGCTGGTGGAGTTATCCATGAAATATTAACTGGATATTACCTAAACGGTGGCAAGAAAGATAACGCCCACAAACCAGACACACACATGTCGAAACATGAAGATATTGATGGTCTGTCCCCTCATGAGGCGTATCACAAATATAAAGAAGCATTGAGTCCTGAACAATTAGATGAAGCGCACAAATACGGTAATCACGCTGCACAATACATTCGCGAGAATTTATCTAAAGACGGTCACGATATCGGTGAAGCACATTGGACTTCTAAGCATGGTGATATCGAACGAAGTACTGGGATTAAAAGTTCCCAAAAAGAAGACCCTTCTGACATTGTGGTTACTACCAAACAAGGTAAACATGTAGGCGTTAGTCTCAAAAGATCTAGCTCCACAAGAAATGTTCCACTACTGAACCCTGGCATCGAATCTATCCATGGAGGTTCAGATATTTTGGCCGAACACAGGAAAAACATTAAAACAGCAATACCGGAACTTAGTGGATTGAAGAGCGCGAAAGAAAGAAAGGCTTATGTTAGAGCTAACCCTGAAATTGAAGAAAAAACTAGATCGATGAACAGGGATACTCTTTCTAAGATGGCAACGGGTGCCGCTGATCACTTAAATAGTTTACCACCTGCGGAGTTGTCGAAACATATCAGAGATAACGTTTTGCACGCACACGCAACGCCGATGCAAAATCTCGGTCATGATCATATGAGAGTTGTTACATGGGGTTCTAAGGCTGGGGCGCAAACAGCCCACGTCGATCCAGGTAAGATGTATGAGCATATCCTAGAAAACCCTCACCATATCCTTGCCAGATCTACAGGCCAAGGTATTGGTTTTTATGTCCCACACCCCAAGACAGGCAAAGAGATTAAGTTTGCTAATCAGAGTATAAAATTCGACAGCCAAGCCGACCCTATGAGTTCTGTGAAGAGCGCAACCGTTGATAACTTTAATTCTGTTGGTGAAATTGGTGAATTTTTGAAACGTCCTTCTACACCAGATGCATCTGGAAAAAAACCAGTTTCTGATCACACGATTGGGGGCAAGAGTTTCTATGGCCCCGACGAGCGGAGTAAATAATAATGAGTAATATAAAAGAAATTCTTCTAGAAGAATTAAAAACAAAAGCGCTTAAACACCTAACACATCTTGAAGATCATATCATCCATAATGGCCACGAAGGCGCTGGTGTTGCTGCACAGCACTTAGATGATGTTGCCAAAACACTTCAAAGTAAAAAAACAACAACACATATTTCGACAAAATATGATGGCGCTCCAGCTGTTATTTTCGGCCAACACCCTGAAACTGGGAAGTTCTTTGTTGGGACTAAATCCGTATTCAACAAAACGCCAAAAATCAATTACACGGATAAAGATATTGATGCCAACCATGGCCATGCTCCTGGATTAGCCGCAAAACTCAAGGATTCTTTGATACATTTACCCAAAGTTATGCCTAAGAATGGCGGTGTATACCAAGGTGATTTGATGCATACGCCAGAAGACGTTGAGAAGAAAGATGGCAAAACACATTTCACACCAAATACGATAACATATTCTGTTGACGACGACACAGCTCATGGTAAAGCAATTGCTAACTCGAAGCTTGGTGTTGTTGTACACACAAAGTATTCTGGTCGCGGTGGTTTAGGTAATATGTCTGCCGGACCTGTCGATAAGAAAACAAGAACAACCTTCGCTAGTCATGGTGATGTACATAATATTGACCCGACTATTGATGTCAATCCTAGTAATTTCACCGCCGAAGAAAGAGCTGAATACTCCCACCACAAAGCCGCAGCAAATAAAGCTTATTCTAAAATGAAGCCCGAATCCATGGACGCTCTTGATGGGCATGGTGTTAAGATTGAAACACATATTAACGATATGGTCCGGAAAGGCGGCGATCCTTCTGTTGATGGTTTGGTCGACCACCTCAATAAAAAGTCCCAGAAGGCTATTGACTCTGTTAGCATGCAAAAGTCTAAAGACAAAAAAGCTGCAGAACATTCTAAGCTCATGGACCACATTGAGGGTAATAGAGAACATTTCAAGAAAGCCTTTGAAGTTCACAGCCACTTGCAAAAAGCTAAAGATGTCCTGGTTAATGTTATGGCGAAAAACAATCCGTTCGGGCATACGGTTGGTGGTGAGCCTACAAAACCAGAGGGCGCTGTTGCTGTCGACAAAAGCGGTAACATGACTAAGCTAGTCGACAGAAAAGAATTCTCTAGACAGAATTTCCTAAAAAGTAAAATGGGTTCATCCGAGCCTGTGAATGAATCTTTGGGTGCAACAACTTCTTCTGAACCCAAATATAATGGTAAAAATGGCATCCATAATGCTTTCAGACAAATGATGGTTAAAATCAAACCACCTGTTGAGGGTCATATCCCACAAAGAGCTGGGTCGAATTCTGTTGCTGGTATGAGAAGGAAGCATCAAACACATCTACACCAAAATGTCAACCAAGTTGCTGTGCGTGAAGAAACTGACTCGCCCAACAAACATTTGGTTATGTCTTATGTCAGAATGAACCCTGTACATGAAGGGCATGCTGAAGTAACTAAATCAGTTATGAACACAGCTAAAGGTGTTGGTGGTGAACATAAGATTATTTTATCACACAGCCATGATAGTAACAAAAATCCACTATCCCCTGATCAAAAACTAAAGCATGCGCAACGTGCTTTCCCAGACGCTAACATTGAAGTTAGTAATAAACAAACACCTACAATTCTCCATCACCTTTCTAAAGCGCACGATGAAGGTCGCAGAGAAGTAACGATTGTCGGTGGGTCTGATCGAGATGAGTTCAGCGGTTTGGCTAAGAAATACAATGGCGTTGAAGGTAAACATGGTTACTATAAAATGAAGATTAACTTTGCGCAAGCTGGTGCTGATAGGGACGAAGGTAAAGGCGTTGCTAGTTACTCTGCTTCTAAGATGAGGACGCATGCCACGAATGGTGATATGGAATCGTTCAAAAAAATGGCTCCGAAATCTATGAGTGATGATCATAAAGAAGAAATGTACCACGACACTAGGAATGCAATGATTAAGAAAGAATCAATAATGGAAACTTTTATTAGAACTATTAGAAATAGATAGGAGATTAAGAAATGTCAGCCACATATTATCCAGTAAGCGACCAAGGTTTAAACATAGCAAGGGGCTTGGTTAAAGGAGTTAGCTCAGTACATAAATTCGGCTCAGTTCCGTCGATGAGTACAGCAACGACTGGGACAGTTTGGGATGTGGACGACACCCTATATCCATGGGCTGCTTTTGATACTGCTAATGTTGCTGTTGTTTCTGCTAATGCAGCTAATGATGATGGTAAAAATGTCATAGTTGAAGGTTTGGATTCTAATCTAAATTTTCAGACAGAGACCCTTACTATTTCATCAGGCGCTGCTACCGGCGTTAAACTGTTTAAACGTTTACACAGGGCGCAAATGGGTGATGGTAACTCTAATAATGTTGTTATCAAAGTAAATGCTAATACAGTCGCTACAATCCTAGCTGGTAAAGGCCAAACTTTGATGGCAGTTTATACAATCGCTAATAGTTGTACAGGTTATTTGACTGATATTGAAGCGACTGCAGAGGCTAGTAAGGACGCCACTATATGGGTGTTTGTGAGGGATCCAGAATCAGATACCTTTCGAATCAAACATACCTTTGAAATTGCCGGAGCTGGTGGAAATTACCAAAAGTCCTGGGCTGTGCCACAGAGCTGGCCAGCTGGATCCGATATAGATATCAGGGCAACGACACGATCTAATAATGGTCGTTATGCAGTATCATTTTGCGTGGATCTTATTACTGATGGTCTTGGCGGCCACCAAGGGTGATAGATACTAAAATATATAAATAAAAATAAAGACCGATAAGGCTACGGCAAACTCGGTCATCATCAGGATAAGCCCAAGAGGAAACTCCATGAAACGAATCGATAATAAGATTAGACTATCTCTGTACAAGAAATCCAAGAAATCTGGATATCCAATCAATGTACTAGAAGAGGTCTACAGAAGAGGGTTGTTGTCAGAACAAAGCAACCACGCACCCTCTAAAAAAATCAACGCATTCAACAGAGTTAATTCATTCGTCGCAGGCGGCAAAGCTGCCTTGCTCGACGAAGACTTAATTAAGTCTGAGAAACATACTAAAGATCTTAATCTCTCTTCTTCGAGATTCGATGGGTCAGATGAGCTTGTTGCTTTGTATAAAGCGATGACTCCAGGCCAATCTGGTAGTATGGCGAAAATTGTTAAAAGGATTATATCCACCAGGAAGGGATGCACAAAATATGTCTGAACACAACGAAGATAAACAACAGTTAGATGAGGTTGTTCCGGTTGCTCTTTATTATGGCGGAATGGCTCTAGTAACAGCTGCGCGAGTCGCGCGAGCCGCGCAAGTCGCGCGAGCTGCACGAACCGCATGGACCGCAAAATCACTGGCCTCAAAAGTTAGCTCTGGAGCCTCTGGTGCAGCCGCTCGTATAGCAAAATCAGTGGCCACAAAAGGAAGTGCAGCCACTAGTGCAACTGCACGAGCCGCGCAAGTCGCGCGAGCCGCTCGTGCAGCCGCTAGGAAATCAGGTTCGTGGGCTACAACTGCCGGTAAGCGAACTGCAGCACGAATCAAAAAGACGGTGCGCAATCAGCAAGCAAAGAGTCTTAGAAAACGAAGAATAAAAAGAGATAAATTAAAAAATAAAAACGCTAATAGAACAGGCGGGTTGTCAAGGGG